AGAATCCACAAGAGGCAGTTCGCAGGACTGTTGACAACCATCCCGATGTACTTGCCGCTAGACAAGCTGGTCAAGATTTCAAAAAGATGCAGATTCAACAAAAGCTGGCGCAAGAGCATCCTGATTTCGGTCAGATTGCTCAAGATGCAGACTTTGTGAATTGGGTGAAATCTTCACCTATTCGCCTTGGTTTGTATGCAAAAGCTGATGGTGAATATGACTATGACAGTGCAAACGAATTGTTGAGTACCTATAAACAGTTGCGTGGCGTTAAGACGAGACAGACGAATGAAGCAGGGGAAACTCAGCGCAAGTCTAGCCTTAAAGCAGCGGGTGTTGATGTAGGTGGAAGTGGGGAGTCTGGAAAAAGAGTCTATCGAAGGGCTGATCTAATTCGGCTGAAGATGACTGACCCAGATCGTTATGAAGCGTTGAGCGGAGAAATCATGCAAGCGTATCAAGACGGACGGGTTAGATAATTTAACTTATCGTTTTTTGGAGATTTAACATGGCAACATCATTTTCCCCCAGTAATTCAGTTACTGTTACCACAGGCGCAACGTTCATCCCTGAAATTTGGTCAGATGAAATCATAGCTGCCTACAAGAAAAACTTGGTTCTTGCTAACCTCGTTATGAAGATGAACTTTAAAGGTAAGAAGGGTGATGTAGTTCACATTCCCGCACCTACCCGTGGTTCTGCTTCTGCTAAAGCCGCTGAAACAGCAGTCACTTTGATTGCTGCTACAGAGTCTGAAGTTCAAGTGTCTATCAACAAGCATTATGAATATTCACGTTTGATTGAGGATATTGTCGAAGCCCAAGCCTTGAACAGCTTGCGTAACTTCTACACTTCCGATGCTGGTTATGCTCTGGCTAAACAAGTTGATACTGACTTGGTTCAGTTGGGTCGTTCAACCAACGGCGGTGCGGGTACAAACGTGTATGCAACTGGTGCGTTCATTGGTGGTGACGGTACTACTGCTTATGTTGCTGCAAGCAACAATGAGTCAGCATTGACCGATGCCGCTATTCGCCGCACTATTCAGCGTCTTGATGACACTGATACCCCAATGGATCAGCGTTTCTTCTTGATTCCTCCATCAAGCCGCAACACTTTGATGGGTCTGGCTCGTTACACTGAACAAGCCTTTGTTGGTGGTACAAACAGTACTATCCGCACTGGTGAGATCGGTAACCTGTACGGCATCCCTGTGTTTGTCTCAAGCAACACTGATACTGCATCAGGTTCTGCTGGCGCACGAGTTTGTTTGATGGGTCACCGTGATTCAATGGTGCTGGTTGAGCAAGTTGCTCTGCGTTCACAAGTTCAGTACAAGCAAGAGTATCTTGCTAATCTGTTCACATCTGACACTCTGTATGGCGTTCAAATTCTCCGTGCAGCCGCAAGCACTGGTGCAGCTAAATCTGCATCATTGTTCGCTTTGTTGGTTCCTGCCTAATTGCAGTTGCGCCCCCTGCCCTAGTGGTGGGGGGACTTTTTTTAACCTAATTAGGAGAAATCAAAATGGCAGCAGCAACAGCAGTTGTTTCAAGTAGAGACAACGATTCTTTTCGAGGCTTGTTCAATGATACATGGACAGTTACTTGCACTTTGGATTCTGCATCTGTTGCAGACCAAGCCGCTGGTACTGATACTGTGACTGTCGCTGGCGTTGTCCTTGGTGATATGGTTATTGGTATGTCGGCTGGCGTAGACGAAGCGGGTTTAGTTCGCCGTGCTTATGTTTCAGCAGCAAACACAGTGACTATTGCAACAACTAATACAACTGGCGGGGCTGTTAATTTGGCTTCTACTACTATTAAATTGGTTATTGCGAAAATGGTGTAAAGATAGGGGGGCTAGTCCCCCCTTTCTCATTTAAAGGGTTTTATGGCTACTTTTCGCTGTCTTCAATCAGGTAACACTGTAACTTTTACATATCAACATGATATTGATTCTATGAAGGGTCATCAGGGATATGTGAGGATAGACGAGCCAGAAGTAACCACAGAATCTGTAGAATCAGAGACTAGAACAGATACCGCATTTGCGCCTGTGATTCCAACATTTAAGCGTATGGGAAGACCCCGAAAGGTAGCAAATGTCTGAGATAGATGCTCGTGATTTTGGTCGGTTAGAGGCTCAAGTTGAGGTACTTCAAACACAAGTTTCACAACTTAGTGCAGATGTCAAATCCTTACTTGAACTTGCTAACAAAGGCAAAGGTGGATTTTGGGTGGGTATGACTATCGCTTCATTCATGGGCGGTGTGATTACCTTTATTGCTGATCGTGTCTGGAAATAAGGAGAATACTATGTACGGAAAAATGATGGGTGGTAAGGCCAAAGAAACTGCAAGCAAAGGCAAGAAAAAGGGCGTTCCTGTGACCATTATGGTTGCGGTCGGTAAGCCAAAGATGCCAATGCCTATGCGTGGTGGTCGGACTGCTACTAACATGATGAAAAAATCCTCAAGAGGTAAATAATGTCATCCTTAACTACTCCTGTTACTCTATTGAGTGCTGTTGTCGCAACAGGTGCATCTCGATCTGTTCAAGCAGATGCTGGTCAACCCGCATTCTTGCAAGTTAGTGGTATTACTACTGCAACTGTTGCATTCCAAGGTAGCTTGGATGGAACAACCTTTGCCACAATTGGTACTGCTTTGACTGCTGATGGCATTGTCACTATAGCCAATGCTCCTAAGTATTTGAGAGCAAATTGCACTGCTTACACCTCTGGAACTATCACAGCAAAAGTGTTGTATTGACAAATGAAAACCAAATCTAAGGTCAATCAAGCAGGGGTTTATACCAAGCCCACCATGCGAAAAGCCTTGTTTGAGAAGATTAAAGCAGGGACATCAGGGGGCGACCCGGGCGAGTGGTCAGCAAGAAAAGCGCAATTGCTTGCCAAAGAGTACAAAGCCAAAGGCGGGGGTTACAAGACATGAGCAAATCAGCAACGCACTATTTGCCTGATGGCAAGGTTTACAAGGGTAAATTGCACAAAGCTGGAGGTGTATTGATGACAGGTGCAAAACATACTCCTGAGAGCAAGGTTTTGACTCACACACCACCACCCAAGCCGAAGGCTAAGAAGTGAAAGACCCGCAGCAATCTCTAAAAGATTGGGGTAAGCAGAAGTGGCGTACCAAGAGTGGTAAACCATCGTCTGAGACAGGCGAGAGGTATTTACCAGAGGCTGCAATTAAGTCTTTGAGTTCTGCTGAGTATGCGGCAACCACTAAAGCCAAGCGCAAGGGTACTGCGGCTGGTAAACAGTTTGTAAAGCAACCTAAAAAGATTGCAAAGAAAACGGCTAGTTACAGATGAGGTAAAAGATGAAATCACCTACTTGGCAAACAAAAGCTGGTCAAAATCCCAAAGGGGGGTTGAATGCCAAGGGCAGAGCATCTTATAATGCAGAAACTGGTGGCAACTTGAAAGCACCAGTAAAGTCGGGGGATAACCCTCGCAGGGCAAGTTTCTTGGCTCGTATGGCTGGTAACAGCGGTGCAGAGTACAAGGATGGTGAACCAACAAGACTGCTTCTTTCGCTCAAGGCATGGGGTGCATCCTCAAAGGCTGACGCAAAGGCAAAAGCTAAAGCTATATCCGACAGGAACAAAGCAAAGGCTGGAAGCAGATGACTTATCTAGAACTTGTAAACGATGTCCTCGTAAGGTTGCGTGAACCTACTGTATCTACAGTTGTACAAACTGCATATTCAACTTTAGTTGGCAAGTTTGTCAATGATGCAAAACGTCAGATTGAAGATGCGTTTTCTTGGAATGTTTTAGGTCAAACAATCACAGTCACTACTGCGGCATCTACAGCATCTTATTCTTTGACGGGTGCTGGTCAGAAGTTTCAAGTAATGGATGTAATCAACACCACAAGCAATGTTGGCCTTATAAACATCAGCTTTGTGGACATGAACCGCAAGTTGAACTTTACGCCACTGGTCAACTCAATCCCTACTGAATTTGCTTTTGATGGGGTTGATGGCAGCTACGACACCAAGGTAAATCTTTATCCAATCCCTGATGGTGCATACACAATCAAGTTTGCTTTGACAGTGCCACAGGCTACGTTGTCATCAGATGCAACTGTTGTTTCTGTTGCTGATACGTTAGTGTCTCAGAATGCTTATGCCCGTGCATTGGTAGAACGTGGTGAAGATGGTGGTCTGTCTTCATCTGAGGCTTATTTGCTTTACAAAGCTATGTTGGCTGATTACATTGCATTGGAAGGCACTCGCTATCCTGAAAATCAAGAGTTTGTTGCAACATGAGTCAAGAAATCCAAGTTTCATCAGTATCAGCCCCCGGCTTTTTTGGGTTGAATACACAAGACTCTCCACTTGACTTACAGAGTGGATATGCCTTGGTTGCGACTAATTGCGTGATTGACCAGTATGGTCGTATTGGTTGTAGAAAAGGTTGGACAAAAGTCAATTCATCCACAGGAACTCTTGGCTCTAACGATATTGGTGTAATACATGAACTTATTGAAGCAGATGGAACTCTGACTGTTTTGTTGGCTGGAAACAATAAATTATTCAAACTTGATGGTTCTAATGCACTTGTTGAATTGACCTATGGGGGCGGGGGTACAGCACCAACGATTACCGCAAGCAATTGGCAATGTGCGTCATTAAATAGCATTACTTATTTCTTTCAGTCTGGTCATAACGCACTGATTTATGACCCCGCTGTATCTACCACTACATTCCGCAGAGTCTCTGAAAAGACGGGTTATGTAGGGACTGTGCCAGATGCAAATAATGTAATCTCTGGTTATGGTCGTTTGTGGGCGGCTACAACTACAACAAACAATGCAACTATCT